GCAAAGATGAGGCCTTTCCAGCCGCCATAGAAGCTGGTAAGCTATTCGCCAAGATCGCCGGCCTAGGTGAACCTGATAAAGCAGGCGCATCATCTGGCGAAAAGTTCACTATAAATATTGATCTGGGCCAAGACAAGAAGCTGACCTACGAGAAGGACGTGTCTCCCATCATCCCCGTCATTGAACAGGACCCCGAACAATGAGTGCTCCCCGCGTAGCCTTTTTCGATGTTGAAAATGCACCAAGCCTCGGATATTTTTGGGGGCACCTCTGGGAAACCAGTATCATCGGTGTAACCAATCCCTGGTACATGCTTTCATTCTCGTACCGCTGGCAGGGGGAAAAGAAAATTCATTGCCACGCACTTCCTGACTATCCGCTGTACAAGAAAGACAAAGAAAATGATAAGCACCTTATCGAGGACCTGCACGACCTCTTTGACGAGGCAGATGTGCTTATTGCACATAACGGGGACCGATTTGATATCCGTAAGGCCAATGCCCGTTTCATCATGCAGGGATTACGACCACCCGCGCCATACAAGTCAATCGACACCCTCAAAGCCGCAAGACGGTTCTTTCATTTCCAGAGCAACAAACTTGACGATTTGGGACAATACCTCGGCGTAGGGCGCAAGTTGCCACATACTGGGTTCGATCTATGGAAGCGCTGTATGGTGGGTGATAAGGGCGCTTGGAAAACAATGCGTGACTATAATATGCATGATGTAGAGCTGCTCGAGCGCGTCTATGAAAAACTGAAACCATATATCAGCAACCACCCCGATTTAACGATCTACACAGACTCTGTTGGCTGTCCAACATGCCGATCGACCAAAGTACAGCGCCGGGGGTTCCTGGTAAGCCGGAAGCGCAAGTATCGCCGGTACCATTGTCAAAGCTGCGGATCCTGGTTCCAAGGCGCCGTGATTAAGGTAGGAGAAGATGGCAGGCATTGAGTTCACAGCACCACCAACCTGTGCAACCTTTCAAAAGTCAGAAGCGTTCGGCCGGGTCATAGCAGGCCCGGTCGGCTCTGGTAAGACGACGTCTTGCATCATGGAGCTGTTTCGCCGGGCTCTCGAACAGAAGCCGGGCATAGATGGTATCCGGCATACGCGCTTTGCAATCGTCCGGCAGACATTGAAGCAGCTGAAAGACACGGTCCTGAAAGACGTACAAGGGCGCCTCGGGCAGGTGGGCCATTGGATGGTCAGTAATAACACGTTCTATGTAGAATTTGGTGACGTGCAATCAGAGTGGATGTTTGTCCCCCTGGAGAATTCCGAAGACCAGGCGCGCCTGCTATCCATGCAATTGACGGGTGCCTTCCTTTCCGAGTGCATCGAAATGGATTTCGACATCATAGGGCCCGTAAGCGGTCGTATCGGTCGTTATCCCGCTGGTGATCAGGGAAACTGCACATGGTACGGGATCATCGCAGATACCAACATGCCAACGGAAATGACCCCCTGGCACCAGTTCATGACAAACCCGCCGCTCGACTGGCAGGTCTTCTTTCAACCATCCGGCCTCGCACCCGATGCAGAGAACCTAAACTATTTATTGCAGACCGATGAAACGAGGGCATTGAAATTTAATGACCCGGTGCGAGTCGCGCAAGGCCGAAAATATTACGAGCGCTTCGTATCGATGTACGGGGAGAACAGTGACTGGGTAAAACGTTATGTCTATGCCCAGTTTGGCGACGATCCAACTGGCATGGCGGTCTTCCGTGAAACATTCCGTAGTGACTTCCATGTCACGCCCGATACGCTACCGATACCAGGTTACCCGCTAATCATCGGTCAAGATTTTGGCCGCAACCCGTGGTCGCTCATCTGCCAATCTGATCATATGGGAAGGCTGTTAGTCCATGAAGAAGTACCCGCCACCAACATGGGGTTGGAAAAGCACGTCCAGGAAAATCTTCGTCCTCGTTTGCTTAGTGATAAGTATTTGGGGTATCGCGTTGCCATTGTCGGTGATCCGTCTGGCGTCAACAAAGGCACAACTACGGAAGAGTCCTGTTTTGAATTGCTTAAACGCTTGGGTATACCGGCGTTTCCGGCGATCACGAATGACACCGAACCGCGGCTCCGGGCAGTCGAGGCCTTGCTTGGCCGGCAGACGCAGGGGAAGGCATCCCTATTGATCAGCGCTGCGGGCTGCCCAAAGCTTATACGCGGGCTGGGCGGCGGTTATCGCTTCACCAAGACAAAGGACGGCAAGACAAAGACGGCGCCCGACAAGAACGACAAAGAAGGGTTCTCGCACGTTCAAGATTGCCTGCAGTACGTATGCCTGGTGGTGAACGGGGGCCTGGTGCCAGTGATCTCACGGATGCTGTACCCGCGCCCAAAGAAGGTGCGACAGCCGTTTACTTCAGAAGCTTGGACATAACCTGGTCCACGGTTTCCTGCACACCGTGCATGCCGCCCCCGGTCATAATCGTTGCCCGTACTGTTCGCTCCATACCGATCGGCCGCGATACCGAAATAACGGAGCCGGCGGATATATAAACCGGATGCCCCTCAGGATCAGTAAACGTGAGTAGGTCAGTAGCCATAGAAGTCTTTCACAACTTTCTCGTGCTTGATCCAATCAGTATCAGGCTCCCGCAAGAGCGCATGAAGAACACGGTGACGGGCAATAGCCCAAGCCCGCATGATGTGCCAAATTCCTTGTGGTGACATGTTAACCCTTCTTTCCAGTTCTACGCTGCGCAAGCAGTCGCCGTTTAAAGTCCAACCTTGATACCTTGCGCCCGTTGAGCATACGCGCCTGAGTGCGCCGCCGCTTGGCAGTGGCCGTAACCGTCATAACGGAAACCCCGCTAGGAACCCCATGATCAACAAAAGAATGATCAGCGGGAGCATGATAAAGATCGACTCGATGAAAGTGGGTTCTTCTTTCATTTCTTCCCCAGTGGGACGCGCAGCGTACAACCCCTTCGGGAGCAATGATGGAAGTGTTGCCGGTTGGAGTGGTGCAGGTGGGTCACAAACCAGCCAATACAAAAGGCAAGAAGGAGAGCGATGTGCCATCCCACTAATTCAATTCCACTTTCATGGCCTACGAAAAATTCTTTCATCGCTTTCGTGCCTTTGCTGCCTTAGGCGCGTTTGCGGCGTCAATAATAGCCCGGGCTTCCATGCGCGCATTAGCAAGAACCTGTTCAGCCGCGGCAAGGGCGGGCGCGACATCTATTCGATTTGCCGGATGAGCAACCAACTCAAGAGCCTCCAAGCGAGCCATCTCAATCTTTAACTTGGCCAGCTGCCGCAGACGACGAGAACCACGCCACCGTTGAACCGGCCCGCATTCCCAAAGCTGTACGCTATACCAGACTATGGCGAGAATAATTGCAATTGTAGGAAACCACCCAACGACCACGCCGACTATGGTAACCGGGGACAGAATGTTCCCGACCCACGCTGGAATACTTAATTCAGTCATATCCGCCACGCTACCATTTGCCATCTTAGCGTCCATAGCTAAAAAACAATCCCGCCACCCACCTGACCAACCGTTATGTTCGGGTCGGCCCCCTAACCTACGCTAGGTGAAAACGGTTACCGATCCGTTAATACCCTAGCTAGTCTTTGATCATGAACCATTTAGCTGATCTTATCCGTGGAGAGGGGGCACTGGGAGACTAACCGGGACTTATTTAGCAGCCCAATCCGTTCTGCCTCACAAACAGCCAATAGCTCTATGTCGGCCTCGGTAAGCTTTTCCGGGGTCAATTTTTGCGTCTTGTGGAGCTCGATTACCCTATTGATAAGATGCAGGCGACCCATATTGGTATGCAGCCCCAGCCCGGACGCCGTCAGCAGAATAAATGGATCGCGCTGAATCTTCCGATCAAACCCGTCGACAATCGCAAGCATGGCGGCAGTTTGAAGCCGGTCTACCGTGCCTACACTGGCGGGGACATCAAGGGCCGCGAGAATATTCTGTTCGTTCAAAAATGGATCAGCCATTATCCCCCTCCTGGGCATTGAGGCGGCCAATAAACTGTTCGAGCAGTAAATTGGCCTTCTTACGCATGTCCAGGGTCATGTAATAGCCAGATGCCCATTGCGTCTCTATCTCGAGCCCAAAGGGCACGAGGCGCTGACGTAGATGGCAGATAACCACGTCGACCATCTTCGGGTCAGTTTCTTCCTTGTTCGGCTTGCGCCGGCTTTCGATGACTTGATGCAGGGTTTCCTTTATGACCTCGGTGCGCTTGATTAACACCGAAAACAGGGCAGCCTGTAACTTTGTCACCTTGAACAGCCGGGAGATATTGAAGATGATCTTCTCATCGTCCAACCGCAGGGGGCCAACCCGATCGGGTAAGCGGTTGCCACGGCCGACACCGACGGGCCAGTCATCCCGCGGCATACCAACGATTTGGCCGAGATCCGTGGCCGTATGAATAATGTCCCGTATAACCTCGGAAGAGAGCTTCGTGGCCCGGGCGATCGCCCGAACGGGGATCCCTTCATCCGCGAGACGTACGACCGTATTCATGGTAAGGGCATCAACCGGTTCGTCAGAAGCCGGAATAGATGGGGTGGTCATTCAACCGTCCTTTGCTAGAGGCTTCCACCGTAAACCTTTTCGGGTTAAAAATTAGTTAAGAACGGATTACCACAAAATACGCTAGCGCGTATATCCGACGCATATACGCTATCGCGTATCAGAAAGGCGGTGACGGATACGAACGCGGCGGATGCTCATCCGCTTCATTGAACCACGGCTTATCCGCGGGACGAACGGGACCCGTTGTACCGGTTACCCCATAAGGACCGGTTCGACCATCGGGCCGGTTATATGGCCCAGTTCGACCATAGGGCCCAGTATAACCATCGGGTCCTGGATGCTCGTGTGGACCCGCAAGCGGTGGCTCGTCGTGCAGATGTGACGCGAGCCGTTTGTCGTCTTTGGCATTCTGTTCAGGCTTTAGTGCCATAATAGCCTCCTAAGAGTTGTAGGTCCGACAGGGCACCCCCCATCGACAAGCCGCGCGAGCGGCGCCGGATGACCCCGCCGAACCCGCTTTAACACTCTCACAGATACATTACCAAAGAATGAAGGGGCTGGCAAGTGTGCCAACCCCCTTGGTTTCGACTGATGGGCGATCCGCTACTTATTGGCATTTTCGCGCAAGTTCACGGGCCGGTAGCTCCAGTCGTACCAGTGGATGTCGCCACAGTAACCGCCGGCGGGGCCACCTTGTTCGCCTCGGCCACCAGGGCCGCGGTAACATCATCAACAGCAGTCTGCGCGGCAGCCAGAGCTGCCGGGTCGTTAGCCGCAATGGCAGCCGCTAATTGGGCGGATACCGCAGCGAGCTGCGTAGTGGCCGCAGTAGATGCGGCAAGCAGCACGTCGACGTCAGCAACCAGCTGAACCTCGGCCGCTGTCAGTTTCGAGACATCAATAGCCATGGCAGTAACCCTCCTGTGGATTTGACCTAACACG